GGAGCAGCGGAGGGCATACCAGAACTGTCTACCGTTCCAGTGGCCTGTAACAGCATACGCTCAAAGTTCTGAGCAGCATTAACAGCATTACCATCGGTTTGGCCAAACTTGAACGGGAACAGGATTTCTCCGGGATTTCCGTTGGTCAGGATTGCTTTACCGGGCTTGACTTCAAACTTAGCACCACGCGGCAATCGCGTAGCATCCATAGCAATCATGGGTGCCGTGGTCAGTGCCAAAGAGTCCATGTGTGCCCGCAGTTGACCGTCAATAGCCTTCTGCATATTGTAGGCTTTCTCAACCGTACCACGACCCCAGAAACGACCGGGAACAGTATCATCCTGATATGCAATCACAGGACGATCTTTCATCATGTACGGGCTTTCTTCAGCCTTCAGAAGCATAGAATCATTGGCGATAACTACAATGGCTTCCACTAAGTCACAGTATTTGTCACCAACAGAGTTCTCAGGGAACAGGTCTTCGTACTTCTCTTCTTCAGATTCCGACAACAATTCACGGGGAACCAAGCCGTAGTAGGTAACCAGTTTAACCTTATCGTCTTGGAACTGTCTGGCATCTTGCGTAGGCTCAAGGTCTTGCTCAGAATATTCAGTCTGAATGTCAACCTTCTTGTAGATACCTTTTTCAATCCCTTCCACAATCTTGTGGACAGAGACATACTTTTCAACAGCCACGCCAAGAGCATCCTCTACGCTATCGGCGTTAGGATCAATCAGGAAGTTCTTGGGGTTGACAGGCTTGAGCTTGACAGCCACACGTTCCATTTCCTGCACACCGATAGCCGCAGCGTCATTGACACCGGGGATAGCTTGCGTAGCAGGCACATATTCCATTTCAGATTTGACGACAATCTCACCAATGCCCGTACCGTAAATCTCTGCCATCAGTTCAATCTGAGACACAGCCTTCTTGATACCGTCCTTCTTGAAGTCTTCCATAAGTTGCTTACGGATAGCTTCAATGTCCATTGGGCTGCCGTCAACATCCCGAACATCGTCCTGAATGTCGAAGAAGTCACCGTTACCAAAGATTGCTTCCACAATCTCTGCGTGGCGGGTTTCTACGGCTTGTTGAGTAGCAGGACTGATGATCCGCGAACGTTCAGACTCTCGGGTGCGGTCAGAAGAATCCCATTGTCCACGGAAGATACGCTCATACTCAAGCCAAGCATCCATGTAGTTTGCGTCACGGTGGTCCCGCCAACGGGTTACATGGTCAGCAATCCAAGCCGTGAGTTCCTTCTCGGACTCTGTAGGCTCTTCAAACTCATAATTCTCTTTTTCGTTTTCCATGCTTTTCCTTTAGTATCCCGCTGTTTTGTCAAGAATGAGGTAGTCATCTTCCTCATAGTCTTGTTGGTAAGAGACAACTGCTAATTGGTCAATGTACGACAAGGCATCAACCAAGTCATCATGCACCCCCGCTGTTGGGAACATTATTAACTGATCCTTCAGTTCGTCCCAATCTTCGTTCTCATTAAAAGTAATACGACCGTGTTCCAAGCGTCCTTGCAACGACCAGACAACCCGATCAGCTTTCTTCCTGTTACCGTGAGTAAGGTCTTGAATGTGGGCATAAATGTTATTCTTTCGCATCAAGTCGTTAAGGTACGGAAGCACTGCATTCTTCAAGGCCCCTCGCTCAATACCGACCGCATTAGGTTGGTAGTCACGGATAGTCTTGAGGATGTTTACAGCAGTCTCACGAATGTCCCATCGACCGTGTAGCACCTTGTCTACAAACCAATCACCGCTATCAGTAACCTTCACGATAGCAATAGCAGATTCGTCTAGCTTCTTCTTGGAAGCACTGGCATTTTTGGCTACTTCTTCAAAGCCTGCCAAGTCAATAGCAACGACATAAGAACCATACTGAGGCTCTGGTCCGGTCTTGAACCATTCTTCCTTGAATACGTCAGCACCGGCAGTATCAAACGACGATAAGTATTCCTGCTTGAAAGCAAAGGAGCTTAGTGTACGCTTGGCTGCTTCGATTTCCTTGGGGTCAATGGTTTCGTTGTCTTGGGTGGTAAAGTGCCATGCACGCCACTCTTCATCTTCCTCAGACTGTCCTAGCTTGAAAATGTCGTATAGCCAATTACGACCGCTAGGTGTGGAGATAAATAATGCTCTACCTTTTTTATCTGATAGTGCGGCTCGTAAGATTTTTTGCCACACATCCTCTTTGATGAAGGCGCATTCGTCCATTACCAAATAAGTTAACGACACCCCCCGCAAACTGTCTGGATTATCTGCGCCGCGTACAAGAATCTTTTTACCGTTTATTAGCGTTATCTCTAGATTATTGATATGACTAGACTTAATTATAGGCCGTCCAAGTTCGTGTAACAACTCCCAAATAATTGTCCGGGCCTGCCCAAGTGTAGGCGCGACATACATAACAGACGATCCATCAGGGCAGTTTAGAGCTTCAATCAGAAGGGTAACAGCCGACAGCCTAGATTTACCGCAGCGGCGTCCTGCGGCAACAACCTTAAAGCGTGTCTTGTCTTGAAACACCTTCTGTTGCCACTGTAGCAGTTGAAAATTTAACTCAGCCATTATACTTATTACCCTTTGACATGTTCTCTTTTGCCGGGATCACCCGGAGATTCCAGGGAACATGAAGACCGCACACTGTTTTACCAGCCAGTGGAACAATGTGATCCACATGCCATTGTGTATTTGACTCCCTATTATACATAGCACATATCTGATAAATACACCTAATACGTGTTATTTCTTCATCAGACAGCCAATTAGGAGTGGCTTTTCGTAGTGATGCTTTTCTTCGTGCGCTGTAAAAAGCCCGCATCTCTGGATTGCTTTTATACCAATCCTCTAAACGCTTGCGTGCTCTTTCTGGATTTTTTTCGTTCCACTCTCTTGAATAAGCGCGGTGCTTTTCTCTGTTATCCTCTCGCCACTTGCGCGATCTTTCTTTGATCTCTTCTTTGTTTAGTTCATATCTTTCTTTTAATTTTTTAAGAATACGTTCTTTATTTTTTAAGTACCATTGCTTTTTGTACTCTTCTTTTGTCATTTTGTGATCTCCTTTCGAGAGAAACAGGTGTCTAGACCCGCGCACCTGTAAACGCGGCGAAAGCCCATCACTGGGTGTCTATGTCTATTACATCGTCGGTTCCTTCAATCTTTGGAGCACTGACAGAACTGATGTTAATACTAATCTGTGGTACGCCCCCGCCCTGCTTTGCTACATCAAACGCCGAGACAGGCACCACGCGATCCATTATCAGCTTCCATGCCGCTGCTTGATGACTGTGTTCGTCATTAAGGGCTGCTTCGTAAATCTTTTCTAAGACCTTAGCACTCTTAGGACTATTAAGCATCCTAAGTTTGTATTCATTGATGATCGCAGCATCCCCTGCGGGACGACCACGTTTACCGACAGTCCTGTTCTTGGTTTCGACAAGATCAGTCTTAGACGGTCTTCCAATCTTGTTACCATTTGGTTTGGTCATGTGTCTTTATCCTTTGTGGGAGACAATCCTACATATAAGTACTTATAAAGTTACTTATAATATAAATTATTATTAGTTATTATTATAAGTTACTTATAACATTACTTATAACATTTAACTTCTATGGCTTCTATGTCTTCTTAGAGACTCTAACGTTTACATCATAGGTACTATTGTACCAGAACTTTTGAATCTTGTCAAGTACTTTTTCATCTTTTTTTTCATAGACAGGTTGCTCCCTCTAACAGTCTCCCTTTCAGGGTGTCCGTCTTCAGCTTTCATTGTCTTACAATTTTACATAATATGTTCTTTTAAATCAACTACTTACAACTGTTCTTATCTGTTGTCTTCTTCGGTCTTCTTAGGTCTATTTTCTCCTTTTTGTGTGCGCTAGAGGCTACACCAAAGTAAACTCCGCAGTCCACACCCCTCCCCCCGTGTCTTCATAGGCTGGCACAGATCTTGCATGGCCTTCACAGCAAACATCAGTGATTGCTTATATAAGCATACACTATAGGTAGCGTATCAGTCCATGCTTATACACTATAGGTAGTGGTTGGCATAGTTCTTGCATAGGCTTATTGAGAATGGAGTCGCAATAGTCTGGGATGTGGGACGGTGTAGGACCCTCTAACGTGAACTTCACAGAACCTAGGGAAACTACCAATAACCCTACACTTGTGTCGGATATTGTTTAGTGCTACAGTACACCCATTGCAGCAAACAACCGGAGCAAACAAATGGAACTGACTCAGCAACAAGCCCTAGCAATATACGATGAACTGGACAAGGCCACCACAGCAGCACGTAAGGCCATGACGAAGGCAGAGAAGGCTTACAACACAATCCCGTATGTTTATGGTGGATCATTTGAGTCAGAGAAGGCTGCAATGATGTTGCAATTGAGAACGGCACAGTATCGCGCAGCATCAGACACAGCCACAGAGTTCTTCAACCTGTATCTTGCAAAGTATCTGTGAAGTAAGGGTTTATCCCTATAGACTCCCAAGCAAATCAACCGATACTAACAACATCACAGCAACCCAAGAGGACCAACACCATGCAAACCACATCAGAAAACTTCCACACAATGCGCGGCCATGTCGCTGACGGCTGCATCATTGTTGCCCCTAGCGGCAAGCTGTTCACACTGCGTGCAACAATGAAGGGTTGGACGGTCTATGGCCCTGACAACCTTCCAGTGTCCGGTAATCTACCGTCTGCATTTGATGTAGAATACTTTGTTGTAAACGGTCTACAGACTTCTTGACAGTTTCCACACCTAGGGCCTACAATGTGGGCCTTATCGTGGGCACTGTCGCCCTTAACCGCCGATCATCGGCATCATTGGAGCATTCCATCATGGCTACCGTTCAAACCGCATCATTCTATGACTTCCAAGAGGCTTTTCGTCGTATGGGCCGTGAAAATCAGTATACTTACGCAGGGCTTCGTGGCCTGTTTGAATACCTTGATGAACTGTCTGAGGACATGGGCGAACCTATCGAACTGGACGTTATCTCACTGTGCTGTGACTACAGCGAGGAAACATTCGAGGACGTGGCGAGAAACTACAAAATTGACCTGTCTGAGTGCGAAGACGACGACGAAGACGCAATCCGCGAAACCGTGCTAGACTATCTGAACGATCACACAGTGGTGGCATGGTCTGACGATGACACAGTGGTTTATGCTGCTTTCTGAGGTTAAAACCATGCAAAAACCCATGTTTGGTTCTAAATTCGTCGATGCTGTCGCATTGGTGCTCATCTTCGCCCTGTTGGGTGTCTTGCTTGCTGGGGGTTTTTAATCATGTATGCTGTTATCTTCAAGTCATCGGGCATTGTCGCCTATCGGAACAGTGACCGGACACAATGCAAACTATGGGCATTGTGGAACGATCATCTAGACGCCAATGGTGAACCCATGGGACTGTTTCAGGTAGTGAAGACAACCCATGCCAAGCAATAGCCTCAGCAAGGCCCCTAGAAAGCCCGTGGAGGCGCTTTCATGGGTCAACCAAGGGCTAGGTAGCCTAAAGCGTTCGGAAGGGCTAGAATCCTGGCCTTTCCCGACATTCAAAGGACAACCCCTAGAATTAGTCAAGTATCCAAAACCTGTTAAGATCAACCCGCAGTGGCCTGAAGCCCTGTTGTAAATAAACCACACTCAAAGGAATCAATCATGCGTTGTGTTTGCTGCAATAAAAACCTTAACGATTACGAATCAACCCGTAAGCACGCCATCA